ATGGAATTAAATTTTGAATTAAAAGTGAACAGTTCTGAATTTATAGAGAAAACAGAACAGATACGTTCCGCTATGAGAACTACAGCTCTTGAGATTGAAGAGCAAGGACAGAAAGTGAGTTTGTCATTTCAGCAAATGGCTGATAAGGTAAGTTTTACTACTGATATTGTGGGCAAAGCAATAAAAGGTATGCAGGAACAGATTATTGCAGCTATTGCTTCTTTGTACGAATTGGATTCTGAAAATCAGTCACGTTTGGCTGGATTACGGAAGGATTTTGGTGAGTTCTTAGATAAAGATAGTAGCGATGGGCAGAATCAGAAAACGTCTGTCGGCAAAGAAATAGATTCTCGCGAAAATCTTTCGGAGGATATTAATAATCAATCTAAAGAGTTAGCACAATTAAATGCGGAATTATTGGATTATCAGCAAAAATTAGAAGCTGTTCAAAATGAATTGTCGGATTTGAAGACAGAAATGTCAACGGTATCTGAGGAGATGAAGGAGATGCATGATGCAGGGCGACAAAATACAGAGACTTATGCAGCGTTGCAGAAAAAATCCGAAGACTTGTCTGAATCCATGAAAAAAATAAGTGCAGACGACACTTTTGAGGGAATAACATCAGGCTTAGGAGGTTTATCAAGTGCTTTTTCAACTGCTTCTTCTATGTTGGAATTGTTTTCTATTGAAAATGAGACGTTACAAAAAATTATGCAGAAAGTTCAATTGGCTATTGCTATTACTAATGGTTTGCAAGAAGTTAATGCAGTATTGAGCAAAAATTCTGCATTTCAGTTGAATGTTGTTGGACAGTTGAAGTTGTGGTGGAGGAATATTACTCTTCAAGCTGCGGCTGCACAAGGAATAGAGACAGCTGCTGCATCAACTGGAACAGTTGTAAATTTAGGGTTGGCTGGTTCTTTTCGTGCTATTGGTTTAGCTATAAAATCCATTCCTGTGATTGGTTGGATTTTAACTGGTATTTCTGCATTGATTGGTCTTTATTCCTTATGGTCATCTCATACAGAAGAGCAGAAGAAAGAACAGGAAGAACTCAATGGGAGTGTCAAGAAATTTAATGATAATATTCAAAATTATGCGGCTAAACCGATTGCTACAATTGAATTATTATCAGCCAAATTTAGAGCACTGGGTAATGATATGGATGCACAGCTGAAGTTTATTGTTGACAATAAAAATGCATTCGATGAATTAGGATATTCCATTAATAGTGTAAAAGACGCACAACAATTATTGATTGATAATAAAGACAAATTTATAGAAGCGCAAATTGCTAAAGCTACATCATTGGCATATGGAGATATGGTAAAGGAAGACGCTAAGGAATATGCGGAAGCCAAAAAAGAACAAGAAAAATGGGAGAAAATAGCCAAAGAGGAGGATGAGAAGGATAGACGGGCGAGTAGAATACCGACTCTGGACGGAATGCCTACAGAAGATAGAACATCTACACAAGATGGATTGTCAAGGTTAAAGGTAGTTCCCATAAAGACTACGAAGAATCCTGCTAGTAGACAGGAGTTTGAAATGTCACAAGAGCAAGGATTACTTAGTGAAACAGGGGGATTATTACGTCCTAGTGAAATAAAAGCACGGACTGCTAAAGAACAGGCCGATGAACTTTATAAAAAGATGCAGGCTTCTTCTGAACAATCTCTCTTTGCAGAAAACAAGGCGAATGAAATACTAGCTGGTATGATGCTGAATAAAAATAAATCAACGCCAGAGGATGATACTAAAAATATCGAGGAAGCTCATGAAAAATATATGAGCCTTCTTGTAAAACAGAAAGCAGAACGAATTCGTTTCGCTGAGGATTCTGTAAATAGAATTAAGCAGGCGGAAATTGATGCAAATGCTGACGGAGCTGAAAAGACTCTTGAGCAACTAGAATTAAATCAGAAAAAAGAAAGGCAAGCTTTAGAACGAGAAAAACAGGAACTCATACAACGAAGAAAAGAAGAAGCAAAAGCTGTTTTTGATGCGGAGCAGAATGCTATAAAGGCTATAGATCCTAATCATAAAATAGAAAAATTTGTTGCTCCCAAAAGTTTGTCGACTGATATCGAAAAAGAATTTGAAAAACGAACGAGTAGTCTTGATAAAAAGCAATTAAATGAACGTCTAGCCTACTATGATTCAGAAAAGCAAGCGATGAATGAGTATCTGAAAGAATATGGTACTTATATAGAGAAACGTAATGCGATCATTGCTCTTGGCGAAAGTAAGAAAAAAGGTAAAAGCGAGGGAGAGCAAATGATTATTGCCGAAGAGACTAAAAAGGCACTTTCTGATTTGGATATTGAAGCAAATAAAGATAAATCGGCTTTCGGGCAATTATTCTCTAATATGAAAGACCGTTCGGTCAAAGATATGCGAGCAATTGTTGCTGAAGCGCAGAATATGTTGAATTTTGTGGAGAAAGGTAAGTGGTCGGATTCTGAAGGTGAAGTGTTTCATATAAGCAAAGAGACTTTTGATGTCCTGAAAAAATCTCCGCAAGAAATAGAGAAAATAAAGAATGGTATTGAGGATTTGAATGAACAGGCAAATGCTTCTGATACTGCTTTAAATAAAATGTCTATTGGCTTTGATCATCTTTTTGCTGCCGGTTCTGATCCTGGAAAACTAAAAAAAGCTTTGGGAGAAATTGGAGATTCGATGAATGAAGTCTTACAAAGCACGAAATTCTTTTCAGATTGTCTGGCTGGTTTAGGCGATGCCTTTGGAAGTGATGCCCTAAGCGGTATAGCCGAGGGAATGAATGTAGCCATGGATGCCGCAAGTTCCGCTATGTCCGGTGCGCAAGCAGGTGCTATGTTTGGCCCTTGGGGAGCAGCAGCCGGTGCGGCTATCGGACTTGTGTCTTCATTAGGATCATCTCTTGCAAAACTACATGATGCAAAACATGAAAAGAGTATCCAACAAATTCAGGAGCAAATAGAAGTACTCGAAAAATCATACGAAAACTTAGGCGATTCGTTGGATAAGGCATTCTCATCGGATGCAGCGGAACTGATAGACCAGCAAAATACCTTACTTGAACAACAGAAGGTGCTTATCCGAAATCAAATCGCTGAAGAGCAAAGTAAAAAGAAATCCGATCAGGGAAGAATTGATGAATGGGAGAAACAGATTGAGGATATAGATAAGGTAATAGCAGGCAATAAAGAGAAGAAAATAGATGTCATATTCGGTGAAGACCTGAAAGCTGCGATTGAGAATTTTGCACAAGCTTATGCGGAAGCCTGGAGTGCAGGTGACGATAAGGCGAAATCTTCGAAAGAGCTTGTGAAGAATATGATTAAGCAGATGATTACTGAGGCTATCAAGGCAGCTTCTTCGAAACCGATGGAGGCATTGCGCCAAAGACTGGCCAACTTCTTTTCCGATGGAATAATTAGTGATTGGGAACGGCAGCAGATAGAGAAAGATGCAGAGGCTATCGCAAATGATTTGGATCGCCAGTTCAGTTGGGCGGATGAATACATGAAAGGCGATGAAAAAGAATCTTCTTCTCAGGATTCAACCAAAGGAGGATTTGCTTCCATGTCTCAGGAAACCGGCGATGAGCTGAACGGTCGTTTCACTGCCTTACAAATATCTAATGAGGAAATTAAGAATTCGATGTTTTTCGTTATGGGTAATTTATCATCATTGTGTACCAATACTTCTAATGGTAATATTCTACTGACGGAAATGAGAAATCTTGCAGTGATGTCTAACGGGCATCTGGAAGACATTGCGAAATATACTAAGGTGTTATTAGGATTCGGGGAGAAGCTTGACAATATAGCTTATAATACTAAAAGTTTAACAGTAAAATAAAGAATAATATGGGATCAGTAAATGATATAATGAAATCGGCTTCCTTATTTGGGGCTTGTAGTAAATCCAACGGAGTGAGTGATTGGAAAAGTCTTGTTTGGCTTTTCTTTACTCCGCAAGGTAGGGAGTTTTGCGAGGAAAATAATTTTCCTTCTTTGGAGATGTTTCAAGGGATGAAAGAGCATGTGGCAGAGTTTGGAGTGTTTGTGGATTGTGGAGAACTGAATCGCTCTAATGATACTAATATCGGTTTGATAGGCGCTACCTCTGCGACTCTTACTTATAACGATAACACGGTAGTGCATAAGGTCGTTTTAATGCATGGTGCGAAGGTCAGGATTAAAGCATCTCATTATGCTGTGATACTGTTGATGAATGTGGGAAATTGTGAAGTGAATATTGATAAGGACGAAACAGTTGTAATATTATGAAAGAAGAATTATACATTAATGGCAAGGATGCCTATACTACTTGGGGCATAACAATGGATAATACAGGATTATCCGAGTTGATGACACCATCCTCTAATAAAACGTTCATAGAGAATGAAAGTCGGTTGGAACATGGAAAAAGAATCGTTCCGGCTAACCCCAGGGTTGATTCGAGAAATCTGACTCTTCAGATTAATCTGACGGCATCTGATGAAAAGCAGTTTTTTGAAAGGTACAATAGTTTCTGTGAAGAACTGGCGACGGGAGTGCTTGAGATAGAAACGAAGTATCAACCTGACGTGGCGTATAAGACGATTTATCAGTCGTGCAGCCAATTCAGCCAGTTTATGCGTGGCATTGGAAAGTTTACGCTTAAGCTTATTGAACCGAATCCTAACGATAGAACTGCAACAGTATGGTAGACATTAAAGACATATCCGGAAATATCCGTTTTTCCACTCCGATAAATAAAGGTTCGAAACGTAAGTTTCTGCTGATGAAAGAGGACTATATAACCTTAAAGTTTTCTTTGGATAAACCTATATATTTTCATTTAGGTGATGGAGTAGATAATGAACTGGGCATATTTGAGCTTGTAGATTTATACAAACCGGATTATAATGCGGAAACGAGTGGTTATGACTATGATCTCCGGCTGGATGCTTATTACTGGAAATGGAAGAACAAAAAGTTCTTCTATACACCGGAAATAGGGGGAAGGGAAGCCGGTTGGAGCCTGACGGCTACATTGGAAACTCATATGAGGATATTCTTGAAGAATCTGGAACAGCTTGGATATAAGTTTCGGGAACAGGCGTTTAGTTATGCGGCCGACGGTACGGTAGATAATTCGTCTAAATTAGTCACGTATGACAACGTGAATCTGATTGACGCGCTTACTCAAATGGCGGAAACATGGCAATGTGAATGGTGGATAACAGACAGTGTGATAAACTTCGGACGTTGCGAGTATGAAAGTGTGGTTGATTTCGATATAAATGGTAATGTGAGCGAAATGACACGCTCGGATAGTCAAAGTGATTATGCAACCCGTATTTATGCTTTTGGTTCGACCCGGAATATTCCGTCCGATTATCGTCCGGTGGATGAGGATACTGTGGTGAACGGTATTGTGCAAAAGCGTCTGATGTTGCCCGACGGCATACCCTACATTGACGCATTTCCTGAGATGAGTGCTGAGGAAGCTATTGAAGAGATTGTTGTTTTTGAAGATGTCTATCCGCGCAGGGTAGGAACAATGTCTGCTATAACGCCTTATTCTTATACTGATAAGATAGAAGAAGAAGGTAAAGAGCCTGTCTTTAAGAAATGGAATGCTTATCGTTTCAGGGATACGGGAATTACTTTCTCAGAGAAGTATGTATTGCCCGGACAAGAACTGAGGATTATATTCCAATCGGGGGCGATGAACGGAATGGGATTTGCCGTGACATTCAATCCTTACGATAAAGATAAGGATGAGAAGCCTCAGCCCGAACAAAACAAAGACGGTTCATGGAACTATCAGGCACAAGTATTTGAAATTGTTCGGAACGAAGACTATGGTCGTTCTCTTCCGGATGATTCATTGAAACCGGAGAATGGTGATAAGTATGTCCTTTATGGATTCAATACGAAATTAGTATCTGATACTATGTTGCCGGATGCGGAGCAGGAATTGCTTGAAACAGCCAGGAAGTATATTGAGAAGATGAAGATTGACCCTTCTACTTATAATTGTAAAATGAAACCGGAGTTTATTTATAATGACGGTGATATTGTAACTTATGAATTGGGAGATAAGGTGAATCTCATCAACGAAGCTTATTTTGAAGAGGGACGCCAATCGCGAATTATTGGTTATGAGTGTAGCTTGGATATTCCTTATGATCATCCTGTGTATATTGTCGGTGAAACGGTTGCTTACTCCCGTATGGGAACAATAGAGAATAAAGTGGATTCTCTGACTTACAAAGGAAAAGCCTTTGGTGGTGCGGGTGCCGGCGGAGGTAGCGGAACCAGTGTTTACGTTATCGGACAAAACGACAGGACTTTGCCATCGGACAGAAATGTCTTTTCTTCCAGGAAGTCTTTAAAGACTTTCCTGAATAAGACGGAACCTGATACAGCAGTCGGGCACGTCACCTTTGAAAATGGTATTTTAGTCCGTAAGCAGGAGATTATGGAGGCTGCTACGATGGCTTTGATTGAAGAAAATGATGCTATTGTAGAGGAACTCGCCATAAGAAGTGACGTAACGACTTTGGGCGAAATAAATAATGTGAGCAAGGAAGCTGATGAACCGTCTGAAACGAACGATTTAATCGTACGCCTCGCCGGTGCTTCCGAATGGACTGTCAACACATCCTTGTTTGCTGATGTCTCGCAATTGATGGGAAAGGTGTTTCCATTTACTATTTCTTTCGCAGGGGGAGGTATCTACGAAAAAGGAAGTATCCGGACGATAAACCTTACTTGGGATTACGACCGTGATATTACGTCGCAGTCAGTTAATGGGGAGACAATTGCTGTTGATATTCGTACGAAGCAATATACAGATGTTGTCTCTGATTCAACCTATAATTTATCGGCTGTTTACGATGGTCAAACTTATACGAAATCTACCTCTGTGGAATTCAGATTGAAAAAGTATTATGGAGTATCTGCTCATGAAACGCTTACTGACGAGGAAGTGTTGGCATTGAACGCTTCTTGGGCTGCGCGTGTACAAAGTTCTACGGTATTTGATTGTACGGGCGGGAAGTATCCTTATTATATTTTGCCTGCATCCATGGCATCCGGCATTCAGTTCTGGATTGGTGGGTTGCGTAATTCGGACTGGACGGCAGAAGTCCGGGATATAACGAATACTTACGGGCATACGGAGAGTTATACAATATTCAGGTTAAACAGCATCCAGACGGGTGTATTAAATGTAGAAGTAAAATAATGGCAATATTAAGTAACGGTAAGTTTTACGGCTTCCTTTGTTCTGCTAAAGAAACCGGGCAGAGATTGGCGAATGGGGCAAAAGAATATGTGGAAGATTTTATATCAGGCTTTGCCGGGCACGGATGGAAGATATGGGAATATGTCAAAGGTAAGTGGATGCTGGAGATAGATTCGATACGTGTGCGCGGACAGTTCACGGTATTTGAAATGCTGATTAGTAAGGTGAGGGCAATAATCGGTGCACAAGCTATCACGCAAGGATGCGGAAAGATTAAAAAAGTGGAACTGTCAGAGGATGGAACAGCTTTTCTTATCACATTGGAAGATGCTGATATGAGTTTTATGGAGCATGACTTTATTCGTTGTCAGGAGTTTACGGGAAGTCAGAAGGTTTATCATGTCGAGATAGAATCAGTGGTGGACGGGGTTATACGGATTCCTTTATCGGAGTTTGATATGAATGAAGGGGGAGTAGTGTTGAATCCCCCTGCTGCTGGCGATGATATTGTTCAGTTTGGTAATAGCTCACATGATGAGAAGTATGTAGGCAGGCATTCTGCCATTTATATGCATGCTGATGAAGGACTGCCACCGGCTATTGATGTATTAGACGAGATCTATTCAAAAGAAAATTGGTCGGATTGTTTGAAAGTTCGTGTGGGTGGGGAAATACCTGGTAGTAACGGTTCGAAAGGCTTTTATTGTGTTAATGGAGTAATAAAAGGAGTTGATGAGTCAGGACATACTGTTTATTGCTTATATCCGAATGGAACTGCTGAATTAGGTGATGGTTCTGTTTTGTTCAAACCGGATAAGTCAGGACACATTGCCGGAGGTTCGATTTCTTGGACGTGGAATGAAGAAAAACAAAGGTGTGTTGTAGAAATGGATGATGTACAGGTGGAGTGGAATAATGTGAAAGATTCGCCTGAATGGGTGAATGAATGGACGAAAAATGGTACATTTATTGACGGGGAATTGGTTGCTGCACCTACCGGATTCTTTGGTAAGCAAGATGTTGATACTAAAAAACTTACTGGTATTTTGATGGGAGAGAAAGTCATAGTTAGTGGAGTAGAACGAACAGGAATATTTGCATTGGTGAATAATAAACCAGTGTTTGAACTTGATCCGATTGCAGAGAAATATAAGTTTAAGGGAATAATTGAAACTGAAGGTGCTGCAATCAAAAAGAGTTTGTTGCAAGATGTAAAGATAACAGGAACAATCCGTCAGCCTTGGTCACGTTCGGGTATCTATATTAATATTGGAAGTCAAGAAACTGTAGCTTTTGATAATATTGCTGCCGGAGCATCTGGAGGATGGGGAGATGGAAGTGCTAATTCTATGATTACGTGGACTATTACTGATAGTGGTCGAATAATGCGCTTTGCTAATTGGAAGTTTGAAGGTGAAACTTTTGAAGGGGCTGTTGAGTTATCTGCGCCAACTGGCAAGTTTTTCTTTGAAGATGGTATTGCAAAAGATAAGATTAGTTTATCAAGGGAGGTGGTTGAACTTATGGGATATGGAGATGCAAGTACTTTTTATGGATATATCGTTTTAAACAGAATAAACCTGATGACAACTGCAAAGTATGGACGTAAACTGAATGTATTGGCACAAGGTATTGTGACGGGAACAAATGTTGGTGCATCTATCAGATATAAGACATTTGATGGAACAAGTATGAGCGCTAATAGAGGTGGAGAAGTTGGTGTATATAATGTATCTTTTTCATGGAGTCTGGATGCTGATAATTATATTGTAATGCTTACCGGTTATGGGTGTGCATACGGAACAAATACTCCATTAAAGGCAAATTTAGCGACGAGGAGTCCATCATCTTTTAGTGTATATACTTCTGATGACTCTTCAAGAAATGATGGCTCTTTTATGTTTCAACTTATTAATCTGAATGATTGGGTATAGTATGAAGTGTTCTTGATTGAGCTAAAAAAAGAAAAACATGGAATTAAATGAATGGCTAACCATACTAGGAGCCTTAGGTGGATTTGAAGCTATAAAATGGATGGTAAACTTCTATGTGCACCGTCATACAAACGCCCGGAAAGAAGATGCCGCCGCAGATGCTGTCGAGATTCAAAACCTTCTGACCATCATTGATAGCCTTAATAAACAAATAGAAAGACTGGAGAAGGACTTGGTCGGAAGAAATTCCAAAGTGGATTTTCTATATGCCGAACTAAGAAAATCGGAAGAAAAGATTCTTGAGAAACTTAGCGAACTGCATGTGGTAGAATTGCAACTTAAGGAAGCGGAACTGAGCAGATGTGATTTGTGGGAATGCTTAAAGCGAATCCCGCCTAAATTTAAAAATAGAACAGAGGAGGTGCAACAATGAAAGTATTAATTGATAACGGACACGGTGAAAATACTCCCGGCAAACGTTCACCGGACGGGAGACTAAGAGAATGGGCATATACCAGAAAGATTGCTGACAGGGTCATAACCGAATTGCGAACTAAGGGAATAGATGCGGAAAGAATCGTTAAAGAAATGGTGGATATACCTTTATCCGTACGATGCCGGCGGGCAAATACAATTTACAGAGAAAGTGGTGGCAACGCTATTTTGGTTTCCATTCACTGTAATGCCGCAGGGGGTGGTTCGGATTGGTTGCCTGCACACGGATGGAGTGTCTTTATTTCTGACAATGCTTCAACAAACAGCAAAAAACTGGCTATATGTCTGGCTGAAGTGGCTATACAAAAAGAAGTATTTGTCCGTCAGCCAACACCGGAACAACTGTTCTGGATTCAGAATCTTGCCATATGCCGGGATACGAATTGCCCTGCAATATTGACGGAGAATTTCTTTCAGGATAATAAGGAGGATGTAGAATTCCTGTTGTCAGAAGAAGGAATGCGAATGGTAACACAGATTCATGTAGAGGGAGTGATGAACTATCTGAATAAGAATAGAGG